TTATATTCAAATGTGTTAGTGGCATGATGATCTATGATAACAACATTCTCAACATCTATAATTTCACCTAAATCGGAAGTATCTAAATCTAGGAAAAACACCTTTCTATAATCCTCGAATTTATTATTCTTCAACCAACCCGAAACATTCTCTCTCATTGTTGCTGGTGTTGTGGGGTATATAGACGGTTTATATCCCAATATCCAACTTAACGTTAAATACGAGGCTACTCCGTCTAAATCTTTGTGAGTGAATATAATATCTTTAGAATTTGACATATTTTATAATTATTCTATATCTTCCATTAGGTTTTCTAGGTTTGTTAAAGTGTCATTAGCACCTGAAACAACAGAATCAGTAGAATTCTCCGCAAAACAATCTTTGTTTGTTTCGATCATGGTCAATGTTTCATACTTAACCTTAAATGCCCAATTTCCAAAATTAGAACCGAATCTATTTTTCTGCATACCCATATTCAAAATCCCCAACTCTTTATCTTCGTCAGATTGCCATATAGAACATAGAATATCGCATGTTGCTGCTAATCCTATACTTTCAGATATGTTTTCCATTCCCGGATTATCTTTATTAAAACCTGCACGATTCAATTGACTGGCTGAAATGAATGGAATATTATACTTGAACGCTAGTGCTCTCAATTGTTCCGCTATTTCCTTAACGGATTCATACGAATTGAGTCCCTTCGTTGAAGGATTTATCAGGTTCAAATAATCTATAATTACAACATCTGGTTTGAATCCATTATGTCTTAATTTATTTATGTAAGCATCTATTTGCCTTACTGTTACAGCTTTAGGTGGAAATTCCTTAACAACTAATTTGCTGTTCAGTTTGGCCCCCACTTCCTGAATAGAGTTTTTCAACTCTTCAGAATATAATTTGAGATTGCTATGAGGAATTTGGGATATTTGAGAACTTATTCTTTTCGAATACATGAACTCAGACATTTCTAAAGATATTAACAACACGTTTTTACCTTTAAGTGTCATATTAGCTGCCAGATTTCCTAGAACTATACTTTTACCTACGTTAACTTGTCCTATAAAACAGGTTAAAGTTTTTGGAAACACACCACCTTCTAGCCTTGAATCTAAACTATTCCATCCTGTAGGGATAGGATGATATGTCGTTGTTAAATCTGTGATGTGTTTTTCAACGTCTTCAAAATACCAATGACCTAAACTTTCTTGGAGAGAAATAGCATAAATTTTTTCAATGGATTTTAGAGTTTCATCTAAATCTATCACGCCTAATGTGTGTTGTTCAGCGGCAGTATCAATGGTTTTGTATAAACCTCTATCTTTCAGAAACTTTTCAGTATTAGCAAAAAGTTCTTCTTTATTAAATTCTACACTGAGAAGTTTCTGTGTTAATATTTTAGTTATTACGTTTTTATAAGAATTTTTATCTTCTGTTGTAGATAACCTCGACTTTAACTCTTCCAATGCTGGACATTCTCCTCTCTCCACAAAAAAACGGAAAATGTTTTTTATGAATTCTCTATTATTAGCATCCTTAAAATATTCTAAATCTACGTGATCTATTATAGCAGATAAGTATTCCTTATTTTTAAGGGCATTAACTATTATAACTAATTCATAGTATTCATAATCTAATTTCTTAGGCTCTTCTTTTTTGGGACTCATATTTATGCCTCATCTTCAACACCGTCTCCATCTTCGTCCAATTCATCCAACTCGTCTTTAATTGTGGTCGATACTAACGCTTTCTCTCCACCATATCTCAATTTATCGTTTAGAACCTTTTCCAATTCTGGCATTATTTTCTCCCATATTTCAGCGTTCTTCTCGATATTCTTTCTAAATCCTAACGATTCACCATTATAAGAATATGATCTTCCTTCCTTTTTAATTACTTCAAACGCTTCAGCTATATCAAACAATCCAGCATATGGGTCTAATCCAGTTTGAAAATTTAAATATAATTCAGTCTTTAAAAACGATGGTATGAATCTATTTTTCACTGTTAACGCTCCTAATGTAACACCTGAAACATTATGAGATATAGCTATAGAGTTCTCGTCTGGATTCTCCGAGGTTTTTTCTTGTTTAGTGCTCAACTGAACCAACACAGAAGCCAAATAAACTGGCCCCTTACCACCACTCTGAGTCTTTACTAGAGTTGGATACATTTCCATTCCATCGTATATGTGGTTACTAAACATTATAGGAACTCTTGCTTTAGCCGCTTTATAAGTCAATGCTCTCATCATAGACTTAATAGCTTTTGCTCGTTGTCCCATATCAGATGCACTTTTATCGTTTTCAGCATCTTTAATTTCCTTAGCAGACGCCAAATTACCCAAAGAATCTATAGATATAATAAATTTATTCCTCTTTCTGTTTTCTGGATTTTCATCATTAGATTTTATGATATTATCTAAAAATTTACTAATCTGGTTTCGACACTCTTCGATGGTTTCTATTGGGTAATACTTCACTCTCTTGGGATTAACACCGACTGCTACTGCCCCTTTTTTATCTACTGCAACCTCAGAATCCCAAATAACTCCTACATATCCATCTTTTTGAGCGTTGGCTATGACTTTATTCATGATAAATGTCTTACCAGTTTGACTTGGCCCCGAAAATCCTGTTATTCTTCCTGTAGGAATTCCACCATATAGAGAACCTGATATGATCGCATTCAATGCATAACATCCAGTAGATATAAACCCATCAGGCGTAGATAATGTAGTAGAATCTAATGTTTCTGCGTCAGGATTCATCTTGTCAACATCACCAAAGATGCTGTTGAACCCTGATAAGTCGTCTTTTTCTTTTTTTGCCATAATATATAATTTTGTAATAACCTAATATTGAAAAAGGGTGGTGGGGTTATTATCCACCACCCTTTTATTTTCCGTCTTCTTTAAGTTTATTAATTGTTATCGTCGAACAATTTTATTATCGGTGTATCATTTCCTGTTTGTTTGGGTGTGATTATAGGAGATGGATTAAACATCTGCTTGTATTGTGCAGCAACCTTAAAGTCATATACAATAGGTGCATACAGCGAGATTATATTTCTGTTATAATGAACAATGGTATCTGCTTCTTTATCAGCCTGAAACTCCTTGAAGAAGAGTGGCAGAATCTGAAGTCTTATTTGTCCAGTTCTTTCATCTGGCATGATGTGAATCACAGCAGGATTGGTTATTGCTAATGTTTTATCGGTTGATAAAGAAGTATTCTCAATTCCGATGATTGTTCTTTGTAGACTGTCTAGTAATGTTGTTAATGTTGGTTCCATATGTTCAGATTGTATCTTACCATAAAATTATCATTTTTCAAGTCTTAGAGTGAAAATAAATCCATTAAATTCGTCTCAACTTCGTTTTTCAAATCTGGTATTCTCCAACCAATACATTCATACACACGTTCTAGTTCTTGTGCCATTAATTTGACGAACATTGTATCTATATCAACCTGCAATTTGAATTCTGTTGGGTATTTTCCTGTATAAGCAATGCCGTTTAAATTATATGGGTTTTTCTTCACGTAGAACCATTTAATTTTCTGTTCCGATGCAATACCTTCATATTTATCATCTATTTTAAGCTGTTTCAGTAATATATTATACGCTATACTGGCTTTAACATGAACTGGACTACCAGATTCAAATTTTTGAAGCGATGAAGTTTTAGCGAACTTATCTAAATTGTGAACTGCTGTTCTAAAGGCCATTTCATCAATATTCAAATTTTTAAACTCTTCATATACTTGTTTATAAGCATCATTAGTTTTTTTCTCGTCTTTAGTGGTCAATGCTACTTCAACCACCTTTTTAATTCCTGTTTTAATGGTTTTAGATATTGTCGATTTTGCTACCTTAACACCAACATATTTAAATTTGTCTACCTTTTTACCTTCTTCATCGTTGATATGTAAAATGTAATTTTTCTTCATCAAGAAAGTTCCAGAATCGGCAATTACTTCCCTTTTAAATACATATCTAGAATCTAATGTATATAGTTGCTCTTTAGCTAACTCGTTTATGTTTCTGTTCAGATATTCGTCTAAATCATTAACAACTTTCATTGCTTCATTAGTTATATTCGACTCTGAATCAAGCAAATTAACACCCAATTTTTTCAGGATGGGTGCAATCGTAAAATATCCCGAATCCGTGTCCCCATATACGATTATACTCTTTTCTATACCGTAATTTTCTTTTGCAAATTTATCCCCCAAGTTTCCCGCTTCTTGCACTACCCACTGACCAGTTTCAGTGATCGATCTAGCAGCATCTATGTCAGCAAATATACAATAATTATTTGCAAACACACCATATATAGAATTCAAAAAAATCTTTATAGTGTATTGCAAAATATCCAAATAAAACTCTTCAGCCTTTTCTTCAGCGTTCTTCTTCTTTATTTTACTCAATACTTTTCCCCTGTTCTTAGCATCAACACGTTTGGCATACATGTCATCTACTAATTGTGGTATCACCCCTTTATTCTTCTGTGAATATAAAATATTCGCTTTGGATAATGACATTTTTTCCAACGTTAAAAACTGCTTCAGCTTTTTAACTGGTATCTTATGAACTTTTCTGTTTACTAAAACCAGTTCTACTACATCTTCTGGATTATTAAAATCTGGATGGTTTATGATCTTACCGACTTTTGTTTCAGGTGATATGTTTAATGTTATTATGGTGTTAGGATATAGACTGTTAGCATCAAACGATACTATCGCCTCCTGAAGACCCGTTACCGCTTCTCTAACATATCCACCCAGTAAAGCACCGTCAATATTAGGCTCAAACGTTGGTATTATAAATCCTTGTTTTTTAGCTTGGATTGCTATTGCGCCTTCGACCAATTTAACCTTGCCCAAAGCTTGTTCAAAATTAGAACATCCTTGATAAGACATCAATCTCGCAATCTGAAGATATTTCAATTTATCTTCCAGTTCTACTACCAGATTAACGTCTTGAATGTTATAATCTACAAAATTTTCCCAATCACTATAAGCTAACAATGACAAGTTAGTAGCGTTTATTTCCAATTTCCCTTTACCCAATTCAACTTCTCCTATATAATTCAAGTTGTATGATTCACGCTTTTCTCTAGAAAAGGTTTTATATAACATCATATAATCTAACACGCACAAACCTAGAATAGTCCACTTCTCGAAAAATTTTCCAAATCCGTTGTTGGTTCTTGTGGAATATATTCTACCAACTGGAGAAATCTTCAGCATAGCACCTTCACTAATCACACTTTTAATCCTGTTTACTAAATATGGAATATCGAATCCTACAATGTTCCATCCAGTGATGATATCAGGGTAATCATCTCGCATAAAATCCAGAAACCCACTCAACAAATCAACTTCTGAATCACATTTATGATATACGCTATTTTTCAATTTTGGTGTATATTCTCCTTCTCCCCATGTATGATATGTATCAGAGATAGAATCGTGAACGGTTATTAACAATATTGGATATTGTGCTATGTCAGGATTTGGGAATGTCTGCTTCAAATAACAACTGCCATTTATTTTAATCCATTCCTTACATTCTTCATCATATACAAGATGTTCTGCGTTATCATAACTCAAAAGATTTTCCACAGTTGAAGTGAAGGTTCTTTCACCATTACTTTTCAGTTGAACTATATGTTTATTTGAATATTTGTTGCATTTAGTTTCTATATCAATATTAAATATTTTCAGGGGGAATTGACTGAAACTTTTATCGTCAATTTTATGAAAATACGAATCAATTAAGAATTGTTGATCTGGAGGAAGACTGTAGAAAAATCTGTGTTTATGACCACTTTTTTCCATAAACTCCTTTCGTTTATAAGAGTCCTCGAAATCAATTTTACGTAAAGATGTATTGAAAATGGAAACACCGTCTTTAATTGCATCACTTTCTACGTATAGATATGGCTGATATGGAATCTCTAAGTCAATCCTGTCACCTTCAGTATTCCAAGTTCTGAGGAATATACTTTTAGATTTATAATTATAATAGGCGTTTCTATACATATGCTTCAGCGATTATATCAAAGTAGTATAGGAAGTCAAATCGTTATAAATTGTATGGTATTTCACTCAAATACTTTCTATTTTGAGATTTATATGGAGTAAAGTATGCTTCGTGGTGCTTCATCAGATTCTGAGAATCCTCCAACCAATAATTATCCGCTATGGCTCTTGATTTTTTAACTAAATCTGCATAACGTGTTTGATCCTTCAATGCATATTTCACCTGATCGATGAATTCGTCACCAGTGTTATATTTTAAAATAGCATCTTTATATGTTACCATATCAGGGCAAACCACTGGAATTCCTAAAGCTCCTCCTTCGATGAGCTTAATGTTTGACTTAGCAAAATTAAAATTGTTCTTCTGTAAAGCGGCAAATGCTAATTGTGTTCCAGACTTAGCCATCGCTTCAGGGAATTCAGCTAGGTCAACCCAAGGAACATACTTTATGTCTCCATTATCTATAAAAGGTTTTAAAGGTAATGGATAAGAACCGTAGAATTGCCACTGGTATTCTTTTCTGGTTCTTATTATCGCCTGAACAACCGCTTCGAAGTCGTCTTTCTGGTTTACGCGATTTGCTACATCAACATGTGTCCCTGATGCAAAAATAGAAACAATCGGCTTTTTCTTATTCTTTTCAAAATTCTTAACCATATCTCCAAGATTGTAATATCTATCAAACCACCACTTCAGCAAATAATTAGGTATTACTGTGACATTTTTGTTTCTGGTTTTACTCTTAAAATAATCTGCCATGAAATCACATGTCACTGTTATTTCATCCGTCATTTCTAAAATGTCCACTATACTATTTCTAATTTCATCTGGAACGAATGCATCTTTGTTTCTGTTATAATCTGGAATATCCTCTCTGAAAACTATATCATCAATTTCGTAAATCAGTTTAAAACCATACTTGTTAGAATAATTTTTCAATAGTTTAACAAACTCTTTTTGTATCGGAGTAGCTTGTCTTTGAATTTTAACTGCTTTCACTCCGCTGTAAAATCTTTCATCTAAAATCATCGTAGTGGATTCCATGATTACTGCCTTGTTATACAGATTCAACATCAAATTTGGTGCCATACAGCGATACCACGAGCATCCTCCGTAATCAGCTAGGAAGTTTATCGCCCTAGGCAAGCCATCTCCCGGAACTGGAATACTTGGCATTTCTACGTTGGGGGTTTGTTTAATAGCGTGATACATGGAACTTCCTAGTCCCATTCCTACAGTAGGAATTCCTATAGGCGATCCCAATATGTTATTTATCCCCGACTTTGCCGACATGTAATTCATAAGTTGTGTTATTTATACAACTACATATTAAATTGCTACCACATATTTTTATATTTCTATTAAATTACTAAAACCGTTCTTCTTCTCGATGCATATAGTGTTGTCAACTTTGCTAGTAATAGCTGATCCTCTATGAGTTACAATGTAAGCATTTTCTTTAAATTGGTCTACTCTATCTCGCAAAACCTCTAACACTAATTCAACACCTCTATCATCCAAAGAAGAATCTAAAAGTTCGTCATAAAAAGTTGTGCTGAAGGAAACATCCCCTTGCATTCTTCTAATATCCAAAAAGGCAAATAGACACGCTAAATCAATTCTCTTTCTTTCTCCACCAGAGAAATTGAAATAGGATTTAGATTCTTTTCTGTCATCCACTATTTCTT